CCCGCAGGAGATCGCTATCGATACGGCGAGCCTCAACCAGCACGTGCAGCTGCTCACGGTCGGAGAGGCCAACCTCTTAGGCCCGCGCGGCCTTGCCTCCACCTCCCTCTCCGGCTTTTTCCCGGCGCAGGGGTCGCCGTTTTATCGGTTTGCCGACCGGAGCCCGCAGTCATACGTCAGCACCCTCAAGCGCTGGCGGGACGCCTGCAAGCCTGTGCGGCTGATTATATCGGACATGGGTGTCAATCTTGCAATGGCCATCGAGAGCCTGCAATTTACCTACCGCGAGGGCAGCCGGGATATCTCGTATTCCATTCAGCTGGCGGAGTACCGCCAGCTGAATGTGCCGACCGTCAAGGTGGCAGTCAAGACCAAGCGGCCCGCCGTTAAGGTGGTATCCCGCACCTATACGGTGCGCACCGGCGACTGTCTGTGGACGATCGCCAAGCGGTACTATGGCAATGGGGCCAAGTGGCAGCGTATCTATAACTCCAACCGGGCTAAGATACGCAATCCTAACCTGATCTACACCGGGCAGAGGCTGGTGATCCCCGCATGACGGTCAAGCTGGTCGCGGGCAAGTACGATATCAGCACGCTCGCCGACAAGATCACATGGAGCGGCGATACTAAGCAGGTCGCCCGGCAGCTTACCTTTTCCCTGCCGCGCATGGAGAGCGATAAGCTGCTGCCCAAGGTGTCCATCAGCGAGGGCGATCCGGTCACCCTGCAGGTGGACGGTAAGCAGCTCTATTATGGGATTATCATGGACGTCGAGAGTAACGTCTCCTCCCATACGGTCAGCTATACGGCGCTTGACCTGCTCTGGTATGTCAACCAATCGGACATCAATCACGTCTACAGCGACACGCCCGAGCGCATCACCGCCAACATCTGCGCGGAGCTCGGCGTGCCGCTCGGCAGCGCCGCCAAGACCGGCATATCTGTATATATGCCGTGCCTCGGAAAAAAGGCGTATGAGGCCATCATGGCAGCGTATACCGCCGCCTCCCGGCGCAACGGCAACAAGTACATCCCCCTGATGCAGCGGGATCGCCTGCAGGTCATCGTCAAGGGGACATACTGCGGCGTGGTGCTTGACGGCGGATATAACCTGACCGAGGCAAGCTACAAGTCGAGCATGCAGCAGGTCGTCAACCGCGTGGTCATCACCAACAAGGATGGCAAGACCGTCAACACGCTGCAGGACGCGGCCTCCCGCCGCAAGTATGGCACGGTGCAGCGGGTATATAAGCAGCAGGACGACGTCGACAACGCCGCCGAGGCGCGGGCGCTCCTTAAGGGTCTTGAGCGGTCAGGCAGCGTTACCGCCCTCGGCGACGTGCGGGCCGTATCAGGTTACTCTGTCGCCGTGCAGGAGCCGGTCAGCGGCCTATACGGCAAATTTTACGTCGAGTCCGACACCCACACATGGGAGGCAGGCAAATACACGATGCAGCTGACGCTCGCCTACGATAACCTCATGGACGAGCACGAGATCGATAAGGTCGAGGACAAGGATAAGAGTAAGAGTAAGTCTAAGTCTAAGTAAGGAGGGATCAGCATGTCAAGATGGGCAATTGAGCTCGCAGAGGCCCTCCGGGGCCAGAGCGGATCAGATGGGGCGGACGGCGTCACTCTGCGGATCGCAACCGTCACATCAGTTAATCCTCTGGGGATCAACATCAACGGCGCGAACATCAGCCGCAATGTCTATTGCAATCCGGCGTATACGCTGGATGGGTATGACACGGTCGATAAGCTGCGGGAGCTCTTTATCGACGCGCCGGAGCCCGCCGCCCTCTTTGCGTTTTTGGAGGATTTCCATTCGGCGTTTTTGTTGCGCCCGGGAGATACCGCCCTTACGGCGCAGATCGGCACCGCGTTTTACATCGTCGAGAGGGTGGCGAGCAACGTATGAGCGACGATATCGGTATTTTTCCCTTTGTCCCCACCGATGAGGTGGAGGACATCTCCGACACGGCCATTGAGGAGCTGCCGCTCTACCGGGAGTATGCATACGACTTTGAGCGCAACTGCCTTAAGACCGGGCCGGACGGCAACACCTATCTGGTCGAGGGCAACGAGGCGCTCCGCATATGGATCTATAAGGCGCTGCGCACGGTGCGCTATGCGCATGCGGCCTATGACGATGAGTACGGCTGCGAGCTTAATAACCTCATCGGGGAGCCGATGGCCAGCGAGATCACGCGCCTTGAGATCAAGCGGTATATCACGGAGGCGCTGATGGTTAACCCGTACATCGAGGAGCTCAGCGACTTTCAGTTTACCTCCACGCAGAGCGGCGTGGAGGTCACTTTTACCGTCCGCACCGGCTACGGGACGGACACGATCACAATGGATGAGGAGGGCACGGTCTATGCCATATGATTACGACGCGCAGTCGATCCTTAAGCGGCTCATGGACGGCCTCCAGAGCGACGTCAACCGCCTGCAGGGCGGGTTTTGCATGGATAACTTGCAGGCCGTGGCCGAGGAGCTTGCCCGTTACCGGGCAATGATCCTTGAGTACGCGGTCGAGCAGACAATGCTCGATACCGCCGATGGCGAGTATCTTGACCGCAAGGCGCTGGAGTACAACGAGGAGCGCCTCGACGGCGAGGCGGACGACGTATTCCGCGCGCGGCTGCTCAATAAGATCAGGCAGCCGATTACCTCAGGTAACGCCAATCATTACGTCTATTGGGCGCGTCAGGTGCCGGGCGTGGGCGCTGCCCGCTGCATCCCCACCTGGGACGGCCCCGGCACGGTCAAGGTGGTCATCCTCTCTGCCGCGATGGCGGAGCCGGATGATGCATTGATCGCCGCTGTGCGGTCATACGTGGAGACGCAGCGCCCGGTCGGCGCGTCGGTTACGATCAGTAAGGCCGTGCCGGTAGACGTCACGATCAACGTCAAGGCGACGCTGGAGGCGGGCAGCAATCCGGATGAGGTACGTGAGCAGATCGCCGCCGCGATCCAGTCGTATTGTACAGAGATCGCGTTTGACTTGACCACGCTCAGCTACCATAAGGTCGGCGACCTCATGTTTGACGTGACGGGCGTTGCGGATATCTCCTCATATACGCTCAATGGCAAGACAGCCTCCGTCACGATGACTGCCGAGCAGTTTGCGCGCCTCAAGGAGGTGGTGCTCGATGCCTCTTAACGACCCGCAGATGCTCCCCGCGTATATCCGCGAGATGGCACAGATGCAGGAGCTCCTGCAGACAGAGCAGGCGGAGCTCGACCGTACCGAGGCGGCAATCCTCGACGCCACGGATCAGCTCTATATCAATTCGGCAACATGGACGCTCTCCCGCTGGGAGCAGATATTTGGCCTGCCAACCAACGATTCTGTCCCGGTCGCGCTGCGCCGGGAGAAAATCCTATCTAAGCGCAATGTCCGCCCACCTGCGACCGCCGAGTTTATCCGCCTCACGGCGGAGCAGATAACCGGCCAGCAGGTTACGATCACAGAGCATCCGGGCAGTTACTCGTTTGCGCTGCACATCCACCTCAATGATATCTACAGCCTCGACCTTGCCGCCCTGCGGGCACGCATCGACGAGCTCAAGCCCGCGCACCTGACCTACACCGTGGAGCAGTACGATCCCTCCGGGATCGACGTCCGGCAGCGGTACGCGGTCATGGTCGGCGAGGCCAAGCATTATACTTTATACCCACACCAAGGAGGAGACGGTAATGGCGACATGGGATAACGTCGTATACACCACGCTGGGCCTCAATCTGATGGCCAAGCTGCAGACCGGGGCCACGCTCCATATTACGCGAGCAGTCGGTGGGGACGGGCACGCAAGCGCGGATGCCTTGCCTGCCCTGACAGAGATCGCGGCCACACAGACGCTGACCTTAAGCGATCCGGTCTACAAGGGCAATGGGCGTGCATTGCTGCCTGTAACGCTGTATAACCGGGGATTAACCGGGGGTTATATCCTGCGTCAGATCGGTATCTATGCGACCGACCCGGACGACGGCGAGGTGCTCATGCTGGTGGCGCAGTCTGAGACGCCGGACACGATCCCGAGCGAGCTTGCAAGCCCGGATTTTGTTGCTAATTTTTCCTTTCATATCGCGCTCGGCAATGCCGGGCGCATCAATGTTACTTATAGCCTGACGGACATGGCCACCAAGGCGGATTATGCCGCGTTTGTCGAGCAGATAGAGGATAAGCTTGCCCAACCCTCCGGCATCGCCACGCTGGACAGCAGCGGCAAGCTTGCACAGATGCCAACGGCGGCGGATGTGGGGGCGATCAATTTGCGCTGGTCAACGCTTATCAACGAGACAACGGCAACACCCAACAAATACAATTTTGATGATTACATCACGCCGGGGGATGTCGTGTCCGTCGATAATTATGCAAGTGCACAATCTATCGCCAACATCCCCGAGGCCGTTCCCGGCAAGCTGTATGTTCTGCCTCTGCGCACGGATGATCAGGGGCGTAACGATATCATGCAGGAGTATCACACAGCGACGGGTAACGTGTGGTGTAGGCCACGTTATTACTATAGCAGCAATACATGGAGCAGTTGGAGCACAGCGGTCCGTTGCAGCGATCCGTCAGACGGTAATATCTGCATTGAGTTCGGAGGAGGTATGCATCTATGCGCGGCCTCCAAGACGTGGTCAAATGTTGCAATCACAAGCGCTCCAAATGCGGGGTGCTATACCAGCAGCAGACTATATTTTAGCGATTTTCCTAAGGCGTTTGCATCCGCCCCCAAATGTATCATATCACTATCGGTCGGCAGCAATGGCCCTTATTGGGTGACGGTAGACAGCAACGGGCCCACCACCAATCGTCCTCAGAGCTTTACATTGACCACAACAGCCAGCGCAACTGTATCAAGCGTAACATTATCATACATCGCCATCGGCGTATCGGCGTAAAGGAGGCAAACCATGTCAATCGCAACCATCAAGGCCGCAATCGGCGGCCAAACCTACAATCTTACCCTAGCAGAGGACGGGTATTACACCCTCTCCGGCCCGCCGAATCCTCCGCCAATTTGCTGGGCGGCTACTATGGCGTACAGATTATCGCCACTGACGACGCAGGCAATGAGACCACTGTCAATCAGGATGATAGTACGTGGGGCGCACAACTCCGCCTGCAATCCTACGAGAGCGTCAAGCCCACCGTCACCATCACCTATCCCTCTAACGACAGCCGGATCAATACCTGCACCCCGACCATTACCGCCCAGCTGCGGGACAACGATAGCGGCGTTGATCCCGCCACTCTTGACCTGCGTATTAACGGCGGCAGCAAGATCACACAGGGCGCGCCGGGGCTTACTCTGACACCAGTAGAGGGCGGATATGATCTCTCCTACGCTGTGCCGGATGCCTTGCCGGAGGGCAGCACCACAATCTCCATCGGCGTATCCGACAAGGACGGCAACGCCGCCGATCCCGCGTCAATCACCTGCACAATTGCGGTGACCGCGCCGACCATTAGTCTGTCCTCACCTGCGGAGGGCCTTGTAACCAACCAGGCGGCGGTGCAGATTACGGGCATCACGTCGG